GTCATCATTGCTGAAATAGATGGTCATTTTTGTCCCATCGGTGGTAACTACGTACAAGAAAGCGTGACGCTTGTTAAATAAGTCAGGTAAATCTAAACCGACATCCAATACATCGTCTGTTGCATTAGTTGCATCAATTTGTTCTTCATTCCAACTCGTGCCATTATTAACACTAATTAACAGACTGCTATCCAGACCAACTGTAACTACAACGTTACCAACAGCTTTGATTCGTGTTTGCTGTGGTGCTGTGGGGAAGAATCCATCTTGCATTGCCACTACCCATTTACGGCCGTTTGTACTAGAAAGTACACCACTTACACTGAATAATGCGTAAATGTAACCATCTGCACTAGCCAAGCCTTTTATGCTACCTGCTGGCACTTCGTCTGGCAACACGGCCTTAGTGAAGCCCAGATTACCACATTTTGTGAAGATGCAAGTACCATCGGTCATAATGATTTGACCATCTGAGCAAGTAATGTCAACAATGCCGTTACTCACAGAAACAGTTTCGGTGCTTACTAATGAAACAACACCGTCAAACGTAATATGATACTCAGCCAAAATGGGATTTGTACCATCATCTAAAATACCATAAGCAGTACGACAGCCGTTGCTCGGTTTTGTGTTTGTGCAAGTGCCACAAGTAGGAATATCACAAAATACCAATTTCTTTAGCAGAGCATTCAGTACACCGGCTTCAGTGTTGACTTTTTCAAGAATACCATCTGTAATAATATCAGATGTGAACTTACGGCCTAGCCAAGTCCCTTCGTAGGTTGTGGTAGCAGGTGGAGCCGCACCAGTATCCACACCGGGGACACCAAAACCGTAGCCATTGTCTGGCGTAGCTGTGTTTGTTTCGATTCCGGGAAATGTCAATACCTGTTGAAATGTGTTGTCGCAAATTTCAACAGCTTGCATTGCCCAAGCGCAACCGATGTCGAATAACTCACTTAGCACTTTTTTAGCGGCTCGACTACTATCGGCCGTTTGAATGGTAATAGTGGATGTTGGGGGAGGTGGTTCACCTTTACTGTGTGGCTCCCACTGATTGGTGGTGGTATTTAAGCACCAATTGAACACCTTTGCCCCTCTTGGGTTTTCTGGTGCAGACGCGATTTTAATACACTTGGCTTTTACCAAGCACGATCCCGGTTCGTCAGTTTCGGGAACGTATATGACATAGTCACTAACTAAAGTTGCCATATTTCAAATAACCTCCGTTGTTATTTTATTCCGACTCTCCGAAGTGCAAGCGCATAAGCCTTATTCGTGTCGAAACGGTTTACAAATTCTTTCAATAAAGTTTTATCGAATTCTCTAGGAATCACTGTGCCTATTACTCGATTGGTTACAACCCAATCCGCATCAGGTGTTACAGATTCTAATATCCCCGGAATCGTTTTTGAGACTTGAATAAACTCAGATTCAACATCTCTAGGCAGTCTTGCAGTTTGTGGTCCACCCTCATTCAATATAGATGGTGGATCGCCACCACTACCCCATACCACCAAAACACTTAATCCCTCGAAATCAACAAGAACTTTTACAGGATAGTGACTATCCCATGTTCTTTCTATCTTTGTTTCGATTAGATTTTTAATAAAATTACCAGCAATACTTAGGAACTCAGCATTTGCTTTTCTGAATTCACCTAACCACTGAAGTTTTGGCACTTTTACCGTTACCTGAGTCGCCATCACCATGACCTCTTCCCAAATTTAAACGGTTTTTTTGCTGGATTAACCCCATGCACCATACCACCATTATGAACTTTGGCTTGCCCTTGCTTTATACGCCTATTCTGTATTTGCTCTAACAACTTTTTAATTTCCATTCCTGCTCTTGTTTTTCCAAACGGGAAATTTTTGACAGTATCGAATGGAGATGTAGCATTGATATAGGATGGGTCAAGTGCTAACATATATTCAAGATAGTCGTTTCCTGACTCGCAATCACAGAACTTCTTGTTACCATGCTTCAACAGTGCCAACAGTGATAGCATTCTATTCATGTTTCTATCAGGATCACCGCAGTTGTGAGCAATTGCATAATTAACATAAATGTAATCATCTTGACACTTGCAACTGCAGTCTGTTGAAGTTATACAAACCTCGCCTTGTAATGCATCGCCTAGTTCAATCTCATAACCGCAGTTTGGCAAGGCGCACCCACCACAAGAGCATTTGTTAGGGACTTCAATTGCTAGTGACTCGTCAATTTTCCAGAACTCAACAACAATAGTCTCTAAAAAACAATCCACCTCCGACAATTTTGCCTTGTCGCAGTTCGGGTGTATCAGATGGCACTTCGGCCAAATCGCCTCTATTCCATATACCGTGTCGTTACAAATTATCTCATTAAAACAATTTGGAGACTGCAACACTTGCTTAGTGTTGTAACAAAGAAAGTCAGGATACCTAAAAGTAACATGATTGAAGTCATAATCAGTAGGTAAATCCATAATATCCACTACACCAATCAAGTCGTTTTGGTCATCGCAGGATGGCCCAACATAAAATGGCAAATCAGCACCACAGTCAGAAAGCTCTTGATAACAAATCGTCACTTCTCGAGACTCTATCAAAACTTTCTTTCCCAAATAAGCGATTGGTCGCTTATTGAGAGTGGTGGGGCATTTTTTAAGGTAAACTTTCTCTTGACAAATCTCAGTTGGGCAAATTGGACACCCTATAATGTCCTCAATCTCTTGTTGAGCAGATTCCATATTCCTATGCCACCACTCTCGAAGAGATTTGCTTGCAGGTTTGTTGCACTTCTCGCATTTCACCACTACACCAAAAGCCGCGCACTCACTAGGGAAACAAAGCTCCTTAATTAATTCTTTATATTCAAGACAAGGTGTATAGATGTGAGTCATGGCATTAAACAGCGTAATAGGATACTTGCAATTCTTGGGTAACTAATGGTGCTATTGCTAACTCTAGGGTAGGTGTAGTTCCACCCACCAGTGTATAGGTGTAATCCGTGGGTTGTTCTAGTAGTGTTGCGCCCGGTGCTGTGTCCAGTAAATACAACACAATTGCTTGTGATGGATTAGGGATTTGAGTCAGCGTGAATGTCGTATTTATCCCATCAATAACACCGATAGGTATTTCGTTAACGAAATTGGCAACCGCCATCTCCGCAAGAACTTCTGCCACCAATTGCGTTAGTAAATCTGGATTGTTTTCAAAGAAACAATTTAAAAAAGTAGGCATATTGTCACCTTAAAATAAAAAAAGCGCACCTTTTGCAAGGTACGCTTTGGGTACGGTTTTAAGTATTATAATATAATTATAGGTGTGGGTCAAGTTGTACAATAAATATAAAAGCACCCCATAAAGAGGTGCTAAGAGGAGGGTGAACTAAAACCTATGAAATTCCCTTTTATTATATATGGATTTACCACTTTTTGCAAATAATCAATAATCATGTTATCATAACTATAGACCTAAGTTATTGATGTCATATATATCCTTTGGCCTGTCTCTATGACAGGCTTTTTCTTTTTCTTCACTCCTCATTCACGAGTCCTTTATATTTTGATAACTTTTTTTTCAGGTCTGATATTTGAACCTCGGCCGCTTTAAGACTGCTTCTAAGTACGCCGATAACCTCAGACTGCTCCTTGAATTTGCCTTCATACTCTGTTTTTTGCTCAAGCAACTTCGTTTCATATCCAGCCAGCTTCTCTTTTAAGTGACCCAACTCAGACGACATCTTTGCCACATCCCTTATATTATCTCGCTCTTCAGTTGAACGTTGAGATATTATGTCTAATAGTTTGCCATTAAGTAACCCATAATCTCGCTCAAGTATCTCTATTCTTGACTGTTGCTCCTTAACTAACTCCAAGCATCCATCTAAATTACTTCTCCTTGAATTCGAGAATGCTGTGATGATACCACCAACGCCACCACCAGCCAATAGAATACCGAGCAAAGTCATCCAATCCATATCAACCTCCTCTTCCAGAAACCACTTCTGCTATTCCATTACTCTCCCCATTCTTTACCCAGATTTCACTATCAAATGTACCATCTAATGCAGACAATACGAAATACATCAACCCTTTTACATCTTGTATGGTTTTCAACTTATCCCAAAACTCAATATACTGTTGACCCTTTGTTACATTATCAACACTACCGCTATTATTACTTGCCTCTGTAACATAAATATCTTTAACAGTGTAATTTCTGTACCAACTCACAATATCAATGGCACTGTCCAGATTAAACCCCTCATTCCAGTAAGCATGAACCCCTAACGCATCGGCCATCTGCCAAGCGTTTATAGAGTCGATAAAGAATGTTTGATTACTTATTCTTTGCCCACTAATATTACCCCCCGGAGAAAGGCCGGGGTACATGTATCTAACTCTATCTCCAAATCTTACATGAAATAGATTCAAAGCATCAATAAACCAAGTGGCAAACTCTTGTCCGTTAGCCCATGAGCCACCCTGACCAAAATTACAACCTTCTAGTGCTAGATTAGGCTCGTTGTGAATCTCCAGTAATACTTCTCGGCCTTCACCAATTGCATCAATGGTTCTTTCTACATCTGCATATGTCCAATGGTAAAAGTCTTGCGCCGTAATATATCTATTTCCCCAACTCAAGAAAGCTCTCACGACAAATACTGCGTTAGGGTGAGTGGTAGCCAATTGAGTCACTTCATGTGCTGGCATGGAAGAGAGAACCTTTATAATTTCTGGAGAAACGATATTAATCACATCCTCCTCACCGCTTGCGAGATTGCCCGTAGCGGAACAATGAACACCAAAAGCAACATTCCCTGTGTCATCGCCTAACAACGGCTCCAAAAACGGCTCAGGGTTAATTATATCGTAAGGGTATTCAGTCTCACCATTTGTGGTAGCACCTTCACGTTTTAATGTTAAGTGCAAGTGACTCCCACGGCTATTCCCCGTATTATCAGCCCTGCCAATCTCCTGACCGCCATAGACTCTCTGACCTAATACCACAGAGATACTATTTAGATGTGCGTAAGTGGTTTCATGTAATATATCATCGTGCAATACTCTTACGAACCGACCATAAGCATGATTATTGTCACCTAAGTCTCTCATGTCGCTGACTGTACCATTGGCTACCGCGAAAATTTTCGAGTCATGAGGAGCAACCATATCAACTCCCTCGTGTCCCGGCAAAGGGTAATAATCTTCTGGATTTTCTCCAAACCCTTGCGTTATTTGCTTGTATTCTGTAGGCCAGTGGGTGAACTTAAAGTTTTTTTTAGGAACAGAACGGAATCTAACAATGGTGCTAGGATAATACTGATTATACCAATCCAAGAAAGTTTGTTCATTTTCTTCAGATATACCATAGAGTATTGCTGTTTTTGAGGATAGACCACATCCTATACCAGCATCATCATAGCTGAATCCAATTGTACCTTTTTCGTTGAACGCCAATCTAGCTAAGTCCAAGTATTCATTTAGTGATATATCAGAACTAGGGACTATAACTGTCCTGTTGTATGGGACTCTTGCACAACCTTCATTGTTAGGTGGCTCGATTGGTGGCTCAGGAATACTAGTCAATAGTTCTACATGAAATCTCTTCACCCATGCAGATAGGTTTAGTATCGCCCATCTACCACGTAATTTATAAAATGGTGACATTGGTTCAGTGGTAGTAATTGTTAACTGTATTACATTGTCCATTTGAAACATTGATGTTATCCATCCTGAGTCGTCCCAGCTTGTAGCATTTCCCATTCCTACCATAGCTTCAAAGCTAAGTGGGTCAGGTGGTGGTACTTTAGCACCATCAACAATGTCGACATAATTGTCATCAAAATATTCTAATGTTAACCTATAAGTTCCTGCTGGTAGTAATTCAGTATCTTGCCATGCACCATTCCAAGCCTGTTGACGTGCAAAAACTTTGTAAGCGTGACCTTTTTCGTTTAATAGTGTGTCCCATTCTTCAGGAGGAACAAAAGCATCCCATCTAAATATTGCTTCCATTAAACCGTATTGATTTTCCTCTTGCTGTTCTGGTGGCACTTCATTATTGTATCCTTGCTGATACGCCAATACCCACCCGTTTCTCACTTGTTGCACACCATCTTGATCGTACCAATCGGAACCTTGCGGATCATTGTAACCCTCAAACCATTCATCAACTACTGTTTGCCATTGCCCACTATCAGGTGGTGGCAACGGTGGGGGATTTGTTCCGGGTGTACTGTTTTCAACGCACCATTCACCTGTAGGTTTTATTAGTTTTTGAACTTTGTCGCAAATATTGTCCCAACTACTTCCACCACCAAGATACCACATACCAGCACCCTTTATTGATGTCTCTGATCCATACAGTCTGCCAGCCCAATCAATATCGGTCATGCACTGCTCTTGTGGCGGTATATTATTGTATGACCATCCCCATTCTGTAATTAAGATAGGTGGTACAGATATGTTCATCTGACGACAAGCATCTATTAATCTCGTGTAACGGCCGATGTGATTAGGGTATGTATTTTCCATTCCGATACGGCCATAATCGTACTCATGCAATGCGATAGCTACGTTGCCGTTCTGTTCACCAACCCATTGCAGTAAACTTGCCATTTTAGGGGCTGTCCAATCAGTTGGTTCAGGCTCACCACTAGACCACGAAAACAGCGCGGGTTTGTACCCATCTTCAAGCATCATAGTTGCAATGCTTTTTGAGAAATCGGCAAGCCATTCTGAGCGATTCTTGTCTGGTTCGTTAATTACTTCCAACCAAACACGCTTGTCGAATTCTGGCGGTAACGCAAATAAGATATTTTGCCAATGCTCAACGGCCGCTCCCCATGGTGATTTATTGTAATCTGGAAGGTCAAAACCACCATGAGATAGTCTAAATATCCCAACGTTCAATGTGTTAGAAGATTGCATAAGTTCCCATATTGGGCCATAATCATCGACAGACTTAATAACAGCCTGAACACCTTCACTATTCAACTTCTGTATATAATCTTCATTGATTCCAGTGCGATTACCGCCCGGGCCTGTATGGAAACCTACTTTATTTATCATGTGAATTTATTGGTTGATGTGTAGTTACTACTGTGTTTATATTGGTTATTGTTTGGATTGGATTTCTCGGCCGCATCCTCTTTGGCAATAGCGTTAATTAGTACCATAATTACTGCATCAAATGCAACCCATATTTCTGTTGGTATATCTGCGTAGTGGGCAACAATGCTGGTAATTAATGCAAATAGTGCAAGTAGGAATTTCCTAGATTGAAATAAGGATTTTATTGCGTTTATCATTATCCACCATTTAGTATGAATCCAGTTCCAATAGCATTAAACACGTCAATGCCAGTGGAAAGATTGTCGTTTATTCTGATAATGAGCTTCTCTTTTAATCCTGCTCGAAGTCTTAATCCCCATTGAAGCCCAAATATAGATTCAAAGTCGAGAACAGCGAAATAGGTGTCTGCACCGCCACCAGATGTGTCCGCTCGAAATGCAGCTGTACCGCTCCCGAATGCTGGATACAATCCAGCCATCTTCAACATATCCAAATTAGTTTTCATCGCATCGGCTATAACTGATACACCCAACTTCGCTGTTTCGTGTTCAAAGTCAACCCCATTAGTTAGTGCTGCCAATGCCCCAAAGTTATCCAAATTCGCTCCGGTGTCAGATATTTGAATTATGACCTTCTTTATAAATCTGTCGAATCCACCATTTCCTACCGCCTTTGTGTCGGATGGTATCCAGAACTCGACAGAGTTCACGCTCCCATCCACACGCATATCATTATCCCCTGTAGATAAACCGTCATCTGTAAAGAACTGACGAAATGTACTTGGGAATATAGATTCGTTTCTTGGAGGATGAGGGTGAATAGTTACAGGTATTTCCCCTTCATCTCCGATGTCTACTATATTCTTCCCATCAGTAAGGATTGCTTTTATCATTATTCTTCCAAATCTTCGTAGTATCCAATAATTCTAGCACATGCTTCACCTGCAGCTGAAGGTTCAGCGGACAATGCAATTGTCTTGTCTTTTCCTAAAATCAGCATACCATCCCATAAGTCAACACTATGGCCGGGGAGATGGTCAATAACAGTTTCAAATAGACTGCCTGTTATAGTTTCAGCACTCGTCACACCTTTGTACGCATCGCCTTGGAATGTTTTTGATGCAGATGTATTTGTATTGGTTACTAAAGCGGCTGAAGCGTCTGTAACCAATGTACCACCTGAAACATCAAAATACACTCTCCACTTAGTATCGTGACCGGCGGCTGGTGTTGCCAATCTCGCACACACTCTAATATTTGTTATATGGAAATTACGCGGGTCTGTGTTTTTTACATATAAAACACCACCTTCAGATGTGGCGGTTGTCACATAGTTACTTGATATGATATAACTCTCTTGCTTTACAGCACTTACAAACGACCCCCGACTACGGCTAGTTGTATCGGTGGACAACCTTTGTTCTTCTGTGACTGCGGCTGAATATCCTTTTCCTTTCCCGTCTTTAACTACTAAGTTCATTGTTTATCTCCTTACATAGATGCTATACTTTTTAAAATTTCTGTTTGAATTGATAATTCATTTAATATATTATTTAAGATGATACTGTCATCCATAACGCTTCTCACATAAACAATAACAAGTTGATCGTCATTATTCATACTTGTTGTATTAAAGCTCAAATAAACAACACTACCTTTAATATCACCTGCGTTTGTGCCATTTATATTGAATATAACATCTCCTGTTTTAAGATTTGTAATCGTTACAGGAAACGAATAATCCGAATCTTTGATAGTTACAACTTTGTTTGTAGCGTCAAAACTGTAATTAGTGGATACAGATGTATTACTTAATGTTATATTTGACCTTTCTGGTAAATGAGACATATTAAATCACCTTGTACTCTGTACCATTTGATTGCAACTGCACACTTTGGTTATCGGCCGTTAAAACAAATGTAGTACTGCCATCAATAGTTCCTGCACTAGCCACATCTACCGTAACATTACTGCCACCCTCTCTTTTTACATTGAAAACTTGACCATTTGGTGCTGAGTATGTACTAGCGGCGGTAGGCAATGTCATAGTTCTTGTGCCACCAGAACTGTCAACAACAACTGTAAAATCAGATGTCAATATATTTCCTGTAGCCGCAGTTCCTCTTATTGCAAATTGAGGTGTAGCTATTCCCAACAGTGCTAAAACTTCTGCAACTGTCAAATCTTTCGGGTCAGCCGCTCCACCAGTATCATTGCCTTTCATGGTATTAGCGGCCATGTTTGCAAGATTTGTATTATCAACTACATCTGTGGCAATTGTTAACGCCACACTTCCTGTAACATCCCCTGTGTGAGTTTGGTTGAATAGATTTGTAACACCTTCTGTAATATCATCGGTGTCATCTACGGTCTTATCAAAAACATCAGTGCCAATATTAATTACTAATGTTTCGTTTCCGCCCGGGGTTGTTTCTGTGGCTGTAATTTTACTCGCTGTACCAACCAACTTCGACAACAGGTATCCAGTAGTGGTGTCATCAGCCGATACCTTAACTTGTTCATCTGTTAAAGTTCCGGTCAAGTCAGCTTGTGTCGCAACTGGATTCGCACCTGTTGGAGCCGATGGTGAATTTGTTAATGATGCTTTTTCGTCTACTGTAAGTGCTGGTAAATTATGTGACATGTGTATTGTCTCCTATTTTATAAACCAATCCGTGCCATTTGTGTAAAATCCATACCCCTCACCTAGCACATTATTAAATGGGTAATTTGCTACAAATTCAACGTTTGCCACACCATAACTGTCTACTTGTAGAGTATTTGCGCCAGATACGCCAACAAGTTTAACGTAAAACTCTCTAGCGTATCCTGTACTATCTAGGGTTGTGGGGTCTGGTAGTGTTAACTGAACGCTGTTCAATGATAAATCAACGTTTATAATTCCATCATCTTCTAAAATATCATCTGTAGCATCAGTAACAGTTCTTATTTCTGTGGCTATACCTGTTACTAATAGCTGACCTCTTAGTTCTGATTTGGCTGTACTTAAAGAGCGAACAGTCCAATTGTTTGTGCCAGAAAGCAAGTCTGGAGAACTATCAATATAGATAGAGTGCTTATTCGTAACAGTTGCATCTAGTGTGCCACCCCATTCACCAATATAAAGACCAGAGGCAGTTGTCACGGTTCCTCTACAGGAGAATAATTGACCCTGCAAACCTCTTGCATGTGTAGTTATTGTGTTTGCACCAGTTGCTATTTGACCCTTAGCACCAATAGCACTAGGAATCGTTGTAGTTGTATTTGCAGATTTGTAATTCCCCCAAACACCTATTGCTTGATTCGCCTCACTGTTTAACCCCGGCTTAACTTCACCATAAACACCAGCTAAATTATTTACATCACCTTCTGATTGATGCCACGCTAGACCACGAACACCATACATGTTGACAACCGAATTGCCTGTCGTATGGTTTCCACCAACAAAAAAATACCCACCAGCGAAAAATGTTGATGATGTGATATTTGCTGAACTTACATTTGCCCTAACTCCTGCCATATCAGCATAAGAAGTGGGGGGCGCAACAAGCATGTTTAGATAGTATTCATTTGCTATCAATGACCCATCATCATTCCCAATCGCCATTCTGTAAAATGAGCCACTGCCATTAGGAGAAATAAACGATTCAACTGATCCAGAGTCATTCCAAGTTTCAAATACATTATCAACCTGACCAGTATTATGCTTGACTGTTAGGTTAGCATCTGGCAAGTCTCCAAAATTGGTATTTACACCAACATTGTGGTCATTAAATATATCAAGTCCATTTTCCGTATTCCAGAACCCATCAAATTGGAAAAATCGTTTCATTTTACGTTCCTAGATAGTCACTTTCAGCATCAGCCCTAATCTTATTCATGATTGCAAATAAGCTATTTTTTTCTTCTTGGGTTAAAAGATCAGAGGCAGTTAAATCCAATTTCTTTGGAGTATCTGTCACTACCACACGACCATCCTCATACTCATGACAAAGGGTTATTTGACAGGATATAACTTGATATGGCGTTTCAGCACCATTCACCATCTGCGACCCGTCAGAAAGCATTGTATTAATTAAACCTATTTTATTTACTGGTAAAACTGGGGGAAAGTGACTGCTCATTAATTACACCTTTGCCTTGAATTGATTGGCTACAATTTGACCATCCACAGAATCTCTGCGAATAAATTTGGCCGCTACTGCTGTCTCTACTGACCACACCCCACCTGAATTAGGAAGTCTTGAACTGTGAGTTCCTGAAATTGGTGCTGTACCGTCAAATGTCATCGTTATCGCACCGCCGGGTTCTATTGTCCATATCACATGTGTAGTATCTACATGAAATGCCCCAAACTGAACACCTCCAGCCAAGTTGCTTACAGTTAGTGACTGTGGCGCACCGGATGCATTAGGTATTAAATTTATCTCATTCAACGATATGTCAACTGTCTCAGCAAGTGTTGGTACACATGGACTAACTATGCCTGTGGTTACATAAGGTGTTGTCATGTCCAGAGTTGTGTCATTTGTACCTAGAACAACACCAGCATTATCGAATACTATTTGTCTAATAAATGGTGTATCGTTATCGCACAGTGGAACAACTTCTACATCACCATCTTCGCCCGCACACACTCTTGTAATACCTGTTGGTACATATGGTGTCACGCCATCAATTAACGTGATAGTTGTACCAATTATTGCACCTGTCTCATCATACTCATATGCAACAAGATATGGTGTTATTGTCCCTGCATTATCATCACAGAAAAGACGTTGCTCAATGTCTCTTGTTAATCCTGTACTGCAACTATCTATTGTTCCTACTGGAGTATACGGAGTTCCGTCTAATTCTCTATATGTGATACCACCCTCTTTTACCCATGCAACAAACTCCCCGTTATCATCGCACAATATGATAGGGTAGGGGCTTGTAATGCACACAGGTTTTATGCATTGGTATCTAGCACTAGTTGTTGCCATCAATCAATCTCCGGTAATTGTTTTATCGCCATTTTTCCTTGCACTGTATGAAGCTCAAGTACACCCTGCAAGTAGGCCATATCTAACTCATTCTGCTTTATCTGGTTTTGCAGTCTGATATTAGTGTTTCCTAATTCGACTATCTTTTGTTTTACAGCACCTACGTCCATTATAATCTCATCTTTATTCATGAAGCAAAACACTCCCCGCAATTACGATAATTGTACTGTGAATACCCAATCCCCAAATTAGCCCAACTGTTAAACCACTCCAAAACCCAAAGCACCTGTGACATGTTATCATATCAGCCACCAGTGTACCATCGCTTTCGTACTCAACAATATCGCCATCAATGTCAGTAATTGGAACATTGACACCAATAGCTTTCCTAAACTTCATAAACACATCAGCAGGGCCGTTATCCTTCACCAAATAAAGGACTATTAAATAGTTAAGTGATATTGCTGATATTAGAATTAACATCTCTTCCATATTAAAACCAACTTGGTAATCTCTTTTTTATATAATCTCTCTGTGGCACAGTCACTAACTGGTTATGATCCGTTATCACATAATACCAGCCTGAACCTTTTCTTGTCATATAACCAGCAAAAATGGTCTTTCCCTCTTTGTTCATAGCCAGATAAGAACCCTTATCACTGATTACAATTGACTCTTTAATGCCTAATTCAACAGCATTCTGTTTAGTTAGTCTGGTTGATTTGGAAGCGACACGGCTTCGACCTTTCTTGCCTCCTCAACCAAACCAGATAAATTTGAAAAGGATTTGTAGTACAACAAACTGCACTACAAACCCTGATAATCTTCTAATCATTTAGCACAAATTGTATAGAATTTTACCGCCAGCATCCAACGCAGTGCCATCCCATGTACAATCAGCATATGGACCTAACTCGTCAAGCGTGATGCTAATATCAACAGGATCGGTATCGTCATGAATCGTAGTAATTTCACCTTGAAGGTTAGTATTACCATTTGCTGACACGATACGAACTTTACTGCCAACTGCACAATTGAAGTCTCCACCAGCATTGTCGATGGTTACTCTGAATACTGAATTTGGTGTAGTCGCTGAACAGGTCAAAATTGCCTCTTGACGACCCGGATTATTACAAGGACGTACTAACACTTGACTACAGTCAACACCTTGAATATACAGCCAGAGGTGTGGTGCTTGGGGTAATAGTAACTGTTCTGAATTCAACCACCACTCAAAGCAGTTGTAGAATTTCTCCATCAACCAGTCAAAAGCACGGTTTTCAAACGCTTCACCTAAATCGGGAAACTCTTGCAAGTTGTGTAGTGGTGTGCTAGGCATGTTGCCACGTAAAATTTCACTACGCATTGGTGGAACGTCACGGAGTAAGCCTTTATTACTAGATTGTTGGTCACGAAAAACCCAGAGCAATGAATTAGCTCTATCGCCATTCATCTCGAATTCCCATGGCATAAACAAGATTTCATTTCGTTGTTTTAATGCAGGAGATTGAATAAGCGGGAAGGTTGGGTCATAAGGCCAAAGTTCGATTTCTTTGCGATTTACATATCGTGCTTGACGCTCAGAACGTGCCATATCACGATTGTCAGAAACAAGTAACTGACGACAGTCTTGCCCTTGGCAAGCTCGTTTACAAGCGGCCACTTCTGCGATACACTTTGTTTGACCTTTACCAATACCAGTCAACCAAGTGAATACAGCTACACCCCACTCTTCGGTAATATATCTGTACCATTCGGTAAGCAAATCGACTGTATCAAAGCCTGTAATGTCCAATGTAGTTTCGTATTGCGTTCCAGCGTGGATAGTAACGATGTTGTTAGCGTTTGGTGTATCACCTGTAGGATAGTCAGGATCGGTTGGGGCTAAGACAATGTCTCCGGGACCTACTGTGCTACCTGCGGCCACGGCCGTAATACCGATAATGTACTCAGCAATATTAATCGTAGTAGGAGTTAACGGATAGTCGCAAGTACCAACAACTTGTTCAGTCAAACCAGTACTCAAAATATCAAAGAACCCATCAAACTCGTCAACGTTTTCTTTTTCACCTACCCAATAAGTACGGGTCAAATGTTCCCAACTAGCAAAACTTAACTCACCGGCTTTCTCACCAGCAAAAGTCAACATTGCTTCACTGTTATCGCCTTTGCGGAAAACAACTGTGTTGCCCACTTTATCAAATGGAGAAAAACCATTAAATTGAGGGAATTTTTCACAGAATTTATCACGCATCTGCATGTAATCTTCACGACCTGTACCAATACGAATGTGTTGAAGATTTGGTAAAACAAAGTCGCATAATTCTGTGCTTACATTTGCAGTGCTAGGCTTACAAGCATCATCACCACTACCACCTTCCATAAGATTTGGTTGACGGAAGTTAATAGTAGAGCTGTCTTTAATGATAGCTTCATAAGGTAAGTTCTTCCAGAATAAATCCGTGAAAACAATTGGTGTGTTAAGGATAATTTCATCCTTGCACTTCATACGCCAATCAAGTTGTGGCCCTTGGCAAACATCACCATATTTACCGAATACTACTGTACTGTTTTCGTATTCAAGAGACATTATTTACCCTCCTGTGTACGCAAGTTATTTAGCAACCCTGCACCACGTTTGATCCGTTTAGGTGCATTTTCAGGTAATTCAATCTTGTTTATTTGACGATACTCAGCCTCAACCGATCTTTTCAACGCTTGTGGTTCGCGAACTTCACGATCAGGCATTGGCGTAGTTCCGTTGATATTCAACTTGCTACCACCATAACTACCCCAAGATAATCGTTTAGCCGTTTGACTTACAGCTTCATACTGAGGTGGCAAATCGCCGTTAAACTTAGCTAATTGTATTGCCAATTCATTTTTTTCATCTTCTAATTGAGCAACTTTTTCAGCTAAAGCGTCAAAAGTCGGAACAAAAGAGTTAAGCAATTCTTCAATAGCACCAATTCGTTGGTCAATATCGCCTAAATGCAATTCTTTTGCAATTTCTTCTAACTTGTTAGTTTCTTCTGAGGTATTATCAACCTCGTCGGTAGACAGAACATGATTATCTTGTTCCATCACATCCTCTTCTTTATCCATAAAAACCTCCTGTTTTCTGTCATCAATTTCTGACAAGGATAAAATGTGTGTCCCGGCAACGGCCGGAACATTTACCGCCGAAGTTTCAACACCTTCGGGCTTATTAAAAATAACAATACATTTACCTAACTCGCCGTATTCACGACCTCTGAAGTGCGTACAATCATAACTGTAGTAATCTAACCCACAGACAGAACATGTTAAGTTATTAGAATGAAAGCCAATACTAAATCTGTCGATTCTCCCTTGCGAGAAATCCCGAATTCCTTCTTCTGTGGTAATCTTTATCTTCTGAATAAATTCACCATTCTGATTTCTTGACTCAAGAATTGTGCCATCACGCTTTTCTATTAAGTGTTGTTGGTGATTTCTCAGAAACGGATCATTTACAAAACTTTCTGCAAAATCATCTAATTCTTCATCAAGAAAACCAACACTATTGGCGTTCTCGCCTTGAATGAATGTGACTGCATCAAACTCTATCGCTGATACTAGACCCTCATTAGCCATACGTCTTAGTTGGTGATCCCAACCAAAACCACTGACTAAATTCATACCTAAATCATTCGACAGAAATGAAACATACTCATTCCACTTTTTACTATCATCAACACTTACCCCATTCACCCTTAAGTTGGCGAAACTGGATTTAACAGGTTGTGATACAACTAACTTGACACTTGTTTTTTTCTTGCTCATTATGGATTAATCTGTAGGTTATAAACGCCCATTGCAGCTTGAAGTTCCGCAAGTGAAGCCGGGCCAATTCCAGTTACCGCTAAAACTTGAGCCTCTGTTGCTTTATCAAGTAACTCTACAGATGTGTAATTCCCATCTGTCTCCAAGTTCGTAATAATAGTGGCATTATCTAACGTTTCCTGAAACAACTCCCAAGTAGGATAAACAGGGCAACCGCACTGAGCGACAATTTCTGTCAGGCAGTCAAGTTCATCAGTTCTAGTACAACACGGGAATGTCAAGTCTGTTACGCAATTTGTATTTTGTGGCATATGTTGACCTTAAAATAAAAAAACACCCGTCCATAAAATGGTACGGGTGCTGTACGCTAAGTAAATATATACTTTATTTTATATTGGTGTATGAGTTTTGTCAAGTGGGGAAGAAAAAAGCCACTCAATCTGGTAAAAAGAGTGGCTCTTAACTTTATCAATTTTCCCTTGTGGATAGAATTAGTATACCAAACCACAAACTCTTTGTCAAGAAAAAACCGCCAAGTAAACGTGATACTTGACGGTTTTATTATGAACAATTATCTATTTCAATGGTATTTTACCATAAGTCCCTAGATATTCAAGTTATTTTTTAGACGTATTGTAGACATTATCTCTTATTTTCATATCGCCACTATAACACTTCCCTGAAACATATACTCCATGAGTGACCTTTCCTGAATTGTGCCACTTACATTTCTTACACCGCCAAGAAATATGCTCCGTATCTGCAACCTCTCCCCCATGTCTGCGATGGCAGTTTTTGCATAGTGTGACTGTGGTTTTGACTTCTTTTGGCTCTTCTGGCAAATTTCTTTTCATTTGTTCAAATAGCTCCTTGTAACATTGGGGGCATAGGGTAAAGTCTATCCCCAATATAGAAAAGTTGGCATAATGTTCACTGTCTGTACCATCGACATGTTCACACATTCTTGTGTGAATTAGTCGCATTATTTGCATAAGTGATATATCCTTTGGCTCTCTCATTCAATCTCTCCTTGACTTGACTCAATACTCAAATCACCCTCCTCGTCTGTAGGTACAGTTATCCCCATTATCTTCTCCGTAAGCATAACAACTTGATTACTTGACAAACCAGCACCAGCATCTTGTAATTGCCTTATACCATTTGCCAAGTTGTTTAACATTGTGGCCTGTTGCGCTCTTGCGCTTGATGATGGTATCGAAACCTGAACCAACACTCTGCGTGGCGCAATTGTAGTGTTCACCATTTGTTGTATTTTGTTTTTTACAAAGCTAATACCTGTTATCTCAGCAATGTTATCAGCGACATTGGCTTGATGCACAGCACCAACCCCAATCTCTAGGGTAACAAAGTTCAGAGAAAGCCCAAAAGCCAATGCCAAGCGTCTTTGCTTTAATCGAATAAACTCCTCGTGATTAAATGTCTCTTTTGGCTGTTTAAATGGCACGCTGAACACTTTACCCTGTGTATTCTTGACGCTCATCCACAGAACGCCCGGATAGTACAGGCTATTGTTAGCTTCCCTGTCCCTTATATGCTCAGTCATTATTCGGCCGAATTGCTCACTATCATCAGCACCGGTCAAGACAACCAGCCCTTCAGGGGGGCTATTAAAGAACCCCTCTTGGTTATACTCCATAACCATTGCATTCATAACGCCCATATCGCCAAAATATGTGTACGATGGGCAAGACCAGTAACCTGCCATATCGTAAGAAACTGAACCAACCTCACCAACAATCTGCGTTCCATAATTTTTGTGGATCAATATCCACATCTCTTCACTTCTTGACTTCTTGCTATTTGTGGCTCTTATCGGAAACTCTTTTACATCTCTGTCAACATCATTATCACTTACTTTTCGTATCCAGAACGGATACTCTGGATCACCAGTAGGGTCTATTTGAATATTGTCCAGACTCCACAACGCACGTTCTCTCATATAGTCATTAGCGTCTATGTCGAAAATATATCGGCCAGTATCATTCCCATTTCTATCCAGTAAAGGTTCTACTCGACCACCCCAATCCGACCACTCTTCAACTGGTCTATGCAATGGCAACTGTGCAAATATAAAACCCGAGTTCTGACTCAGCAACCCCCCTGTGGCGTTACTGATAAACTTGTTTATACCTTCTCCACCTTCAGCCATAGCTAAGAAATTGTTCAGGTTATTCATTGGGCTTTCAAAGGATGACTTCATCATAGTTATCCAATCATGTGTCATCATTTGAAAACGTCTTAACACACCCGACAATTCACCATCAATAACAGGGGTTAACCCTTGTCCATGAATAGTACCCTTAACAATAGCACTCAAGAACACGTCATCATACCCACTACCAAGCAGAGGCATTTCTATAAACCCACGATGCTCATTTCTCTTAGGTGAGAATTGTGTAACGCCACCACTCCGATTGTGCATAGGGTGATCGGTGTACCATCTCGCAATCTCCTTGAGTGACGGGTCTGGTATTAAATGTTTCTTCCCTCCGGGAAGTTCCAAGAATTGCCCTTGGTTGGCATTTCCTCTGTTTGGGTGATTTTTTGTTGCCATAGTATAAGTATATGAAAAAAATGAGCATAGTCAAGTGACCATGCTCGATAGGAGTAATGAAAATGTTCTCTGTGTCATTTAACCAACGGCTTGTGTGGGTTAAGCCTAGCACATAGAGGATTATGCACATAGCAAGAATAGTAGCACAAAAACTTATTACTGTCAAATCGTTGTCGCCCCCACCCTTGGCTTGTCTAGTTCTATCGCACAAGGTATCAATGCCATAGCAACTGCCAAGTCGTCAAAAGACTCTCTAACATTAGCACCCTTTTGGTCTGGCGGGCATTTTAGTGTATTCGCATCAATTGTTTCTAGCTCGTCCCTAGTCTGCTTATCTAATATTATTGGTGTCGAAGATGCAGATGCAAACTCCACAAATGTATGATACATCTCCTCTTTTGCCTTTCTTGATGTAAACCAGCCCATCTTTATATTTGTCGGTGTGGAATCCTTACCCTCGATAATCCTCATTTCAGAATAAGATGATTCTTTTGCTATCTCAAACTCATAACTGTCTATAAATGCAAAACCGTGGTTATTCCTCTCAGGTAATATACTCGCACCATTATAGTACTTGCATAGTGCGTATGACCGTTGTGCGTGTAAACTTGGTTTCGTTTTACTACACAAAAACGCCACTTGCCTACCTGTTGCCTTCTCCCCAATCATCGTCACACTATTGTCACTACTCGGCGTACCTTGTGCGGGATCGGCCGTTGCTATATATTCTTTATCTTCTTCTGGGAACTCATATATAGTAACATCAGGATATTTAGGCATACCATCATAAGCGGGATGAATTGGCCTCCATAGATGGTCAGGGAACGGACAATCTATAACAGTCTCGAATTCGGCCGTATCACCGTAACCACTATTATCCCACACACCCAACAAGTTACCACGCTCTTTTTCCGAGATCAACTTGTCATTCAAAATACCTGCCTTTGTAACGATACAATTTCCGATGTAGTTCCCGTTTTTTACCAGAGGACGAGTCTCCTTGTAGATTTTTTTTAGCAATCTGCCAGAGATTCGCATACCACTTTCTGGTGGTGATAATGCCTCATCTATTGTACTTGGATATTGTTGCTTTCTTGCATCATCACTATACCCATTCTGCTCGAACATCTCTTTTTTCTTGGCTTTGAACCATTCGATGTTTCTGTCAGGTCTACCATACCACGGGAAAAATAACGATGTCCATCCATTAACACCATCTTGACCATCGCGTATTTGTTGGGCAAACATTTTATTTCTTTGCTTTTTATCGTAAATACCAACTGCCATAACACGGCCAGTCCCATTATTGATGCTATCCTCAACGGCTGGCATAACACGATTCAGTAAATCTTCGTAACCTTTGACCCGACCAGCCTCATCAAACAACACAGTGTTCAGTGTTAATGATTCCCCACCCGTTATTGGCAATGAGTAAACAATACTTCCCTCATCGCTTCCGTCAGGATTACTAAGTTGCCAGATACCATTCACGCTGTCACTCTTTGTAACACGATAGGGGCGCATTTGTTGCGGTAGACGTTTATACATACCCCTTAAACGTTTGGCGGCTTCTTTGGCCTCTCTACCCGTCAGAGAGAAGATTGCACAGTGAGCAACAGGGTCAAATATACAACGCCACAGGATATAAACAAGACACACCCACGTTACACCCAACTGCCGAGACTTTAAGCAAGCCACCTTGCCATTATTATGAATGGCGTGAAGAAGATTTAACTGAATATCCCATGGTTCAAATGTAACCCACCGCTTTGTTCTTGCGTCGTGTATTCTTACATGACCAGACTTAGCAAAGGCTATAGGAGATTGCTTGTATAGCAATAAATCTTCTTTTGATATTACATCATTCGTCGTCAATTATCAGCCCCTCTGGTAGACTAGGCATAGGAGGCAAGCTATCTTCTATCTCTTTCGCCTTTCTTGAAGCCATAGCCAATTCATCAACACTGACAGAAGTAACAG